TGCCGTATTGACGTGCTCTATGGCTACAGCGTGATTCGTCCGCAGATGGCCGTTCGCCTTTGGGGCTAATTAGGTGGGGCTTTGGCCCCATCTTTTCCATCTCTTTTGGAGTTTTAACCCATGACTACAACTGCAAATGCGGCTTATCCGCTTGAGACGTTTGGCCCTTACAGCGCCATTCCAAATGGCGATGGCGGCTATCAAGTCGGCACAGGTAATCTTACTGAGCCGCTCTTTTCACCACAGCCTGCGCCTTCTGCTCTTACGGGCGCGTCGGTTACGGTTACTGTTGATAACCTCGCTAACGGTATCATCACTGTCGATCCAGGCAGCACGTCCGCTGGCACCTACACGTTCCCAACAGGCGCGTTGATTGATGCGGCTTTCCCAAGCCTCAAAGTCAACTCAGCCTTTGATGTTCATATCATCAATCTTGGCGACAACGCCGCAAACGACGTGACGTTTGGCGCTGGTTCGGGAAATACCATTGTTGGTCAGGCTATTGTTGTTGACGCAGCCGCTGCGGCTCCAACAAACCCTGCATCAGCTACCTTCCGTTTCCGTAGAACCGGCACGGCTGCATACTCGATCTACCGCATCGCGTAACCATAGGAGAAGGCAATGCCTAACACTAAACCTGTAGGCGTTGCTTTTTCTGATCCTGAACTCGTAAGTGGCACAACCATTACGGGCGCGGCGATCAGCGGAAGCACGCTTACGACTGCAACTGTATCCGGCACGTTCACGTCAACTGCCACAACTGGCCCTGTTGTCGCAAACGATACGGCTGGCCTGTATTTTCTGACAACCGCCATTACGGCTGGCGTCACAACCACGACCGCTCCGGCGGGATCACTGGCGACGACCACCAATGCTACCGGCGCGGGTAAGCTATTTACCTCTGTCGCGGGCAAGTGGGAGTTCCCACTCTTTACCTAACACAATGAGCGGCCTTCGGGCCGCTCTTTCATAGAAAGTAACCGATGGCTATGATTTATTTGCGTCATCCCGTTCATGGCGTTAAGATTGCGGTTCTAGATTTAGAAGCCGAAGCCGACGAAGAGAACGGCTGGGAAAGGTTTGATCCTAATGACGACAGCGGGCGATCAGATCAACGGAGCGTTGAGACTGTTGGGCGTCCTAGCCGAAGGCGAAACGCCTTCAGCCGCGACATCGCAGGACGCGTTGAGCGCTCTGAACCAGATGATAGACAGTTGGGACACTGAACGACTCGCTGTATTTTCTACGCAAGATCAAACCTTCTTATGGCCGTCAGGCGAGCGCACACGCACGCTAGGGCCGACGGGCAACTTTGTAGGCTTGCGCCCTGTATTGCTGGATGACTCGACTTATTTTCGCGATCCGCAGACAAACGTGTCTTACGGAATCAAATTTATCAATCAGCAACAATACAACGGTATTGCCGTTAAGACGGTAACGTCTACCTATCCCCAGGTCATCTTTACCAATATGACCTATCCCGACATTGAAATGGCTATCTATCCAGTGCCGCTCCGGCTCTTGGAATGGCATTTTATCTCGGTAGAGAAACTATCGCAGCCAGCGCTACTCGCTACACAGTTAACCTTCCCGCCTGGATATCTCCGCGCGTTTCGGTATAACCTGGCCTGTGAAATGGCACCTGAATTTGGCGTTGAACCTTCCGCCCAGGTGCAGCGCATCGCCATGTATAGCAAGCGCAATCTGAAGCGCATCAATAATCCTGACGACATCATGGCGCTGCCTTACAGCATCGTGGGGACTAGGCAAAGATTTAACGTCTATGCTGGCAACTACTGATAAATCAAGGACTTATAGAGTGGCGGCATGAAAAGTCCGATATTAGGCTCCGGTTACGTCGCCCGGTCGGTCAACGCCGCCGACAACCGGATGGTAAATATCTTTCCCGAGATCGTGCCGGAAGGCGGCAAGGAGGCCGCCTTCCTTCAACGCGCGCCGGGGTTGCGTCAGCTCGTCCAGTTGCCAACCGGGCCTGTGCGCGGGCTGTGGACTTTTGGCGACTACGCCTACGCGGTGGCCGGCACACGTTTCTATCAGATAGATTCGAGTTGGGCTTACACCGACAAAGGCGGCGTTGCTGGTGTAGGCCCGGTCAATATGTCCGACAATGGCGTTCAGCTTTTCATCGCGGCCGGGGCTAACGGTTATATCTACAACGCCAATACGGATGTGTTTGCCCAGATTACGGACCCGGACTTCTATGGCGCGGTAGGTGTCGGATTCCTTGATGGATACTTCGTATTCAACGAACCCGATAGCCAAAAGTTCTGGGTCACATCGCTCTATGACGGCACGTCGGTTGATCCTCTGGATTTTGCGAGCGCAGAGGGTTCGCCGGACGATCTGGTCACGCTGATCGTTGACCACCGAGAAGTCTGGCTGTTTGGCACGACGTCGGTTGAGGTCTGGTATAACGCCGGACTGCCAGACTTCCCTCTCGCGCGTATCGAAGGCGCGTTTAACGAGATCGGCTGTCAGGCTCCGTATTCAGTCGCCAAGCTGGACAACGCGCTGTTCTGGCTCGGGCGCGACGCCCGCGGCAATGGCATCGTCTATCGGTCCAAGGGCTATACAGGCGTTCGCGTCTCAACGCACGCGGTCGAGTGGCAGATCCAGCAATACACGACGCTGGCTGACGCGGTTGCCTATACCTACCAGCAGGACGGCCACGCCTTCTACGTGCTGAACTTTCCGACCGCCAACACGACGTGGGTCTACGACGTATCGACCGAAGTCTGGCACGAGCGCGCTGGCTGGGAAAACAATCAGTTCACCCGCCACCGCGGCCAGTGTCAGATGAACTTTGCGGACGAGATTGTCATCGGCGATTACGTTGGCGGCATTCTCTACGCTTATGATATGAACGTCTATTCCGAAGCGGACACCATCCAGAAATGGCTTCGGTCATGGCGGGCGCTTCCAACCGGGCAGAATGACCTGAAACGCACTACGCAGCACAGCCTCCAGCTTGACTGCGAGTCTGGCGTCGGGCTTACCACAGGGCAGGGTAGCGATCCGCAGGTCATGCTGCGCTGGTCGGACGACGGCGGCCATACGTGGTCGAATGAACATTGGAAGTCGATGGGGCCTATTGGTCAATACGGTCGCCGCGTCATTTGGCGGCGGCTCGGCATGACGACCAAGATCCGCGACCGAGTCTATGAGGTGTCGGGGACCGATCCGGTCAAGATCGCCATCATGGGCGCCGAACTCATCCTGAGCCCGACCAATGCCTGAAAATATTACCCGCATCCCCGCCGCGCGCGTTCCGCTGACGCCTACAGAGCTAATCACGCGAGAATGGTATCGGTTTCTCTACAATTTGTTCGCTATTCTTGGCAGTGGTTCGCTTCGCTATGGCACCTTCTACGACACGACAACCCAGAATGCGGCCGCCATAAACACAGCCTACGCCATTACGTTCGACACTACCGACCTATCAGCGGGGGTCTACCGCGGCACGCCGACATCTCGTATATATGTAGACAGACCGGGGGCTTACAACTTCCAGTTTTCTCTTCAGCTCGAAAGCACGAATGCTGCGGCTAAACTGGTCCAGATATGGGCGCGGGTTAACGGAACGGATGTTCCTAATTCGGCCACTCGGATCACTATGAAGGGCGCGGGCGAAGCCTATGTTGCTGCGTGGAATTTTGTGCTACGAATGAATACGGGCGATTATTTTGAGCTTATATGGTCCACTGACAATACGACAGTAGAAATCCACGCCAACTCTGCTGTTGCCCCGGCTCCGGCCATTCCTTCGGTCATCCTGACCGTGACGTGTAATATAGGTGAATAATGGCAGCCCTCACTCCTACCGCCAAGATGCAGTTTTTTAAGGCCGACGGCACGCCGTTGGTCGGCGGAAAACTCTATACCTATACGGCCGGCACGACGACACCGCAGACGACTTTTACGGACAGCGCCGGCGGCACGGCTAATACCAACCCGGTCATTCTGGACAGCCGCGGCGAAGCCAACATCTGGCTTGGCGGCGCTACCTACAAGTTCAAGCTGGCTGACGCCAACGACGTTGAGATCTGGACTGTAGACAACATCTCTGCGCCCACGTCCGGGGTCTCTCCGGCGCTGTCGGGCAATGTGACGATTGACACCAACTCGTCCAGCCCGGCGCTCAAAATCACGCAGACCGGCACCGGCTACGCGCTTCGGGTTCAGGACAGCGCTGACCCGGATTCGACCGCGACGGTCATTGACAATACCGGAAAATTGGGTGTTGGGACCGTATCGCCGTCTGAGCTGGTGGATATCTCTGGCGGCAATCTGGCGTTTACGGCGGCGGCCGGGACGCTCTACGCCAAGATAACGCCGGGAGCCTCTGTCACAGACATCGCCGCTGATGGCGCGAGAGCGCTGTCGCTCTCAACCAACGGCAACGCGCGAGTCAACATTACGAGCGGCGGCCTTGTCGGCATTGGCAAGACGCCATCGGCTGGCGTTGAGCTGGATGTGCTGGGAGACATCGCGTCTTCTGCTACCATTACCGCCACAACTTCCGTCATTACTGACACTATCAGCGAGCGCACAGCAGCGGCAGGCGTTACGATTGACGGCGTTCTGGTGAAGGATAGCGCAATCAATGCGGCTTACACGCCACTTTCTTTGGCTACGACGCAAAGCACGGCGTCAGGCTCTCTGGTAGACTTCAATGACATACCTTCGTGGGTCCAGCGTATAACAGTAATTTTTAACGGTGTCAGCATAAACGGGACGACAACAGGCATAGCAGTGTATTTGGGAACAGGCACCAGCGGAAGTCCGGTGTTTGTTACATCAGGATATGCAAGCACGTCCGCGCAATTACCTAATGCTGCTGCTATAGTGGCGACAGGTTCTACAACGGGCTTCTATGCTTTTATAGCAAACGCTTCCTATGCGCTATCAGGGCATATGACGATAACACGTATGGGCGCGTCTAATATCTACGTGGCGTCATGGACCTTCGGAACAAATTCCGCCGCGTGTATAGTCGGCGGGGGCACGGTTACGCTGGGCGCTGTCACCACTCAGCTACGAGTGGACGCCGTGGGCGTTAACGATTTCGACGGCGGTAGCGTCAACATCTTCTACGAGTGAGGCAGTAATGGACCCTTTCATGATAGCAATGCTGGGGGGCACCGCAGCCAGCGTCGGTAGCGGAATCCTTGGCCAGCGCGCCGCGAGTCAGGCGTCCGGCGCGCAGTCCAACGCCGCCATGATGTCGGCGCTCATTCAGGCGCAGCAGGCCGAGGCCGCTCGACAGCAGCAGCAGCAGATGTTCGACAAGGCGGTCGAGCTTCAGGAGCCGTTCCGGCAGGGCGGCGTCGGGGCGACCAACCGGCTGGCGGACCTCTACGGCACGAGCGGCAGGACTGGCGCGGCTGGCTATGGCAGCTACGCCGAGATGCCGACGTTCGCCCAGCTTCAGATGGACCCCGGCTATCAGTTCCGGTTTGAGCAGGGTATGCGCGGCGTAAATGCTTCTGCGGCAGCGCGGGCTGGACTCCAGTCCGGCGCCGCTCTGAAGGCCGCGACCGAGTTCGGTCAGGGCATGGGCACGCAGGAATACCAGAACGCCTACAACCGCTTCATGGCCAACCGAATGCAGGCCGCTGAGGCCATGTCCGGTCTGGCCGGGCGCGGCATACAGGCTGCCGGGTATGGCACGCAGCTCGCATCCAACATGGGCAATCAAGCCGTAGAAACCGGACGCGGTATGGCAGCCAACACTTTGGCGGCCGGGACGGCTCTTGGTCAGGGTCTTGAGAACATGGGTCAGGCCAGAGCGTCCGGCTATATGGGCGGCGCGTCGGCGCTGTCGCAGGCGCTTCAGGCTCAGGCCCAGAACTATCTGGCCTACAGCATGATGAACCGCTTTGCGCCGCAGGGCGCGCAGTCTATCGGCGGCGGATATTATGGCGGCGGATCTTTCCCGACGATGACTGCGGGGGGTTTGGGCGCCGGTTCATATGTACCGACTTTTACTTGAGGACTGACTAATGCCGGTTCGCTACGACATCGCCGCACAGGTTCCGCAGGCTTTTGCTGGCCCGGACATCATGAACATGATGGCCCAGTATCAGGCTATGGGCTACCGCCAGCAGCAGAACGCGCTGGCGCAGATGCAGATGCAGGAATATCAACGCAAGTTGCAGGCAGAACAGGCGTTGCGCGGGCTCACGCCAAATTTTAATGACCCCCGTTTTGCGCAACAGGTGTTTCAGTATGATCCTGATCTTGCACGGCAACTGTATGGCAGTCAGCTCGCGGGCGACC